AACAGTTGTTCCTTGAATTTCATCAGCAACGATATAAGCATTCTTGAATGTATTATGTGTAACTATAAAATTATTAGTTAAATAAAGGCTGTCATCAGCAGCAACAGAAATACATTGACATTCTTCCATACCAACATCTATTACATCAGTGATAAATCTCAACGCAGGTGATGGATTAAATAGATCGCGTTTTCTGGACAACTTGAAAGGATTTATAATTGAGGGTAAAACAATATCTACAACATTTACATCATAATTATGCCCGAATCCACTCTTATGCATACCATTTTTTAATGTGTGTTTTACTCTAATGTATGCAATACCACCCAAAGATTCAACAAGCCATTTTACATCTCCTGCCAATTTTTCTGAAACCGAATAGAATTGAACTCGTGTTTTACCTGATCTGTGATAAAAAATAGAGCCATCAGTATCCATCAAGCCTTGAAGAATTTCCAATCTAACATTTTCATCGTTCTGCATATAAACGTTTGGAATATGCTTATCAACTGCTGTTAACCCCCATAATCCTAAATCAATTAATATACGTTTCATTGTATTTTTATTCTGTCCATCATTTTTTGATAACGTATAATCATAGCCCGTTTTACTGGATAAATTTTTAACAATTTTCATTGAATGTGATAAACGTTGTTCAATTAATTGAATCATTTCTGGGTCGGCAGTAGAAAACCCGATAGATCCGCATGATATTGACCCATCTCCCAATAAACACCCTAAAATATATGGATTTAATGGTATATTTTTAGATTCAATCATCGCAGGTGATGACACTAGTGGAATTTCATGGTTTTTGTGACCGTGTTTATTTTTCAATGTTTGTTGTATTTCAGATGTTGTTTTTGTTGAATAACCCATATTTTTAGTTCGCTGAGATTGCGTTCTAGTATTCCATAAATGATTCTTAGAGCATCTAACAACTGACCCATCTGAAAAATGCACATCAGCAACTGGTATCATGCCTTGTGGAAAGACTGCGGTTATAGGAGTTGGTTGGCCATTAGAACCCAATACTAGATTACCTACTTTTAAATCCCCCATTTTTTGAGTACCAGTTGGAGTTGGTATCAAGGCGGTTATCGGTTCGGCTCTGCCACGCATGTACGCTAGTGGGCTTATTTCGATAACACCTTCCTCTAAGTATTTTGTAATGTCTCTTTTTTGATAGTATTCTGAAAAGACATCAAAAATAGGTCTAGTCCAAGGTGCCATTTTTTCCTCTAATGTACCTGGTAAAAATCCTAAATCTTCGTCCACAGAAACGGCGGGTCTTGTCACAACGATTTTTTCAATTTTGCCTTCTTGAAATAATTTAATTCCATTTTGGACTGCCAACATAGTTTTACCTGTACCAGCTGGACCAATAGCAAATACTATGCTGTTAGTTTCATCTTGTAATTTTCTTAGGTATTCTTTTTGGCTTTTATTTCTTGGGGATAGCGTAACTTGCTTACGCTTGGCTGGCATATATGGTTGAAAATCTATTATGTTAACTTCTGATGTAAAACGTTTTTTCATTTGTTTTCTACTCATTCAGTAATCTCCTACTTGTATTGAGAAGCAGGACTTGTAGTGACCGCCATGATAACTACATAGGTCCTACATTAGTATTTACCTTTTTAAATAGAATTAAACACCTAAGTATAGTTTTATCAAGGCTAAATAAAGATAGAATAATAGGATTTAAATATGCATCATGATGTATTAGATATTATAAAGAACGTTCACTCTTTATATGAAAACAACTCAAGTTTGGCAGCACTTAAAGATTTTGAACGTGTATTAGACGAAATGGACATGTATGTCTATGATAATTGGATTGATGGTGAATTGGCATATGGACCAAAAATTGATAGGCATTGGATTACTGCTGGATTCATGTGGCCACACAAAAATATGCCAGATCCATCTGGCGGGAAACGATTAGTTGATCTTGGGTGTAAAGTAAAGTATCAAAAATCTCATTTAATCGAGCCTAGAGAAATAAAAACCCCAGAAGACATCAGGCCAGGCACTAAAAAAGGAAAACTTGATAGAAAGCCAATCTGGATTGTTGAAATTCAGATGCCTAAAAAAGTAGCATTTGATATGTACAAGGGTTATATGGATAAGATGAAAAATGAAAATAATTATGGTTCATCTAAACAACAAGAAACCGCAGCTCCAGCAGTTGCCTCGCCGGTTGCACCTGCTCCGGTTGCACCTGGTGCAGCACCAGGTGCCGCAGCAATGCCAGCAGCACCACAACCTGGAATATAAAATGACACAAATTACAGAAAGCTTACGTAGAAATGATCTTCAAAACTTAGTAAAAAAAGTTTTTGATATTGATTCATATAAAAGTAAAATTGGTGATGATTACGATGTTGTTGTATTAAGTTTTACAGTTGAAAGTGAAGATCCAGCAACTGATCTAGAAAATTTTGTTGAAATGGGGTATGACTTTGTATTAGATGCAGATGTCAGTCCAGGTGAAACTGATGATGGGACATATAAAGTATTTGTTGAACTAGAACGCAGCAGACATGTGGCAGAACAAATTATTGAACTATTAGATGGCATTGAATTGTTGACAGGAATACCAGATATGAGATTTCGATATTTCAAAAATTTTGAAAGTCATGATGCCACGATTGAAAACTTAACAAAAATAATTCCAATCAATAAAGAATCATACGAGATTTCTACCAAGAAAAATAGTGTAGATAATTATGATAACTTTTTTTCAAATAGTACATCGGATGAAATAGAGGTAGTAAATGAATCAATCACTTTCAAGAAAATATGGAGTGATCCGATTTCATTCAATATTATTAAAAGTGGCTCTAAACAATCTGTATATGACTATATCACCGGTCCAATTTTACTAGAAAGTAAAGATATTGCCGAAGTTATGTTCTTTACCAAATATATCGGTAATTATAATATTAATAAAATAGGGAATACATTTATATTTGAAAACAGCGGATGGGCTGTAGCATTGGAGAAGAAATAATGTCTTTTAAATTTGATTTTAAAAAAGAACACTTAGCGAAAATACTTCCTGGAAATCCATATATCGATTATTGGTATGATGCATTATCCATGATCTTACCTGATTACGACATCGATACTATTCCTAGAGTAGCTGCGTTCTTAGCACAGACTGCTCATGAAAGTGGTAATTATAAATTCCTTAAAGAAAACCTAAATTATCGCGCAACTTCACTAAGAAAAGTATTTCCAAAATACTTTCCAACGGATTCATTAGCAGCAAAATATGCACATAACCAAGCTGCAATCGCCAATCGGGTGTATGGTGGTAGAATGGGGAATGGTCCAGAATCTAGTGGCGACGGATTTCGTTATTGTGGTCGTGGATTAATTCAATTAACCGGTAAATCTAATTATATGAAATTTGCAGAATCAATTGAAACTCCAGTAGAAGAAATTCCAGAATATTTATCTACATTTGAGGGAGCTATCCAATCAGCATGTTGGTACTGGGAGGAAAATAACTTGAATCGTTGGGCTGACCAAGGTGATATACTAACATTGACTAAACGTATCAATGGGGGTACAATTGGTCTTGATGACCGTAAAAAACATTATGCTCATGCTTTGAAAGTCTTAGGGGCTTGACATGATCATCCTACATCTGTTACCAGATAGTTTTCTTGCAATGACGGTTCACTTAATTCTATTGTTAGGAATTTCTGGTACAGTACTAGGATTTTTTTTACAATACATACCTGGGATAATTCAATATAGAATTCCTCTTAAAGTTTTATCTACTTTATTACTAATTTCCGGTATTTATTTTGAAGGCAGTTATTCAACCGAAATGGGTTGGAGAGCTAGAGTTAAAGAAGTCGAGGCCAAGGTCGCGATTGCTGAAGCCAAATCTCAAGAAGTAAATGTTATTATTCAAGAGAAAGTAGTTGAAAAAATTAAAGTAGTAAAAGAAAAAGTAATAGTTAACCAAGTAAAAATTCAGAAAGAAAAAGAGATTATAAATGCTGAATGTAAAATTCCTAATATTGCAATTGATATTTATAACACTGCTGTAAAAGGAGGTTCCAATGAATAAGTATTTGATTATATTATTAGGTCTTTCTGGATGCACTACCGCAGTTCCTGTTACTGTTAAATTTCCAGAAGTACCAAGTGTGTTATTAGAACCAGCACCAGTATTAAACCCATTAGCGTCAGACCAGAGAGAACTTAGTGATTTGCTAGAGAATGTTAATGAAAATTATGGAACTTATTATGAGATTCGTGAAAAGTTAAATGCATGGCAGTTCTGGTATAAAACACAAAAAAATATTTATGACAAAATTTAAGGAGTAATAATGTCAAAGGAAAATTATAATGATATGACAGCAGCGGAAAAAGCTGGCGAAGACTTTATGTCAAAAAATTGGAGACCAATGATGGCAATGACTTACATGTTAACATGTTTGTTTGATTTCATTGCTGGACCAATTCTTTATAATATGTTACAATATTATAATCCAGGACAACATTTGGATATGTGGCAACCATTAACACTACAAGGTGGTGGTTTATATCATATCGCGATGGGTGTTGTATTAGGTATTACCGCACATGGTAGAACACAGGAAAAAATTAACGGGGTTGAAGCACCGGCATTGCCAAGTTTAAGCAACTTCATGCCACAACAAACTGCACCAGCACCTGCACCATTTGCTCAACCAACACAACCTGCGTTTGGCGCACCAGCACCAGGATTCCCTCCACAACCGGTTCAAGGATTTGCTCCACCCGTTGGAGAAAGTAAATTCGGTAAATTAGTTCCACAACCAGAAGACCCAATTTTATAAGGAGAAAATATGAAATTATTAGCATTAATGATTGCCCTTTCATTCGCAACTCCAACATTTGCTGAACACGCTTGTGCCCCAGTAGTTGAGAAAAAAGTTGAAGAAAAGAAAGTTGAAGAGAAAAAAGCTGCTGAAAAACCAGCTAAGAAAAAACACAAAAAATATGAAGGAACTAAAATTCCAGATGCAAAAAAATAAGTAATAATACTTGACAAGTTATGTTTAAAATAGTATAATAAGTATTATTTTTTACATAACTTGTTTTTATTATGACTGATTATTATACAACATTGGGCGTTGATAAAAACGCCACACAAGAAGAAATCAAAAAAGCTTATAAAACGCTAGCCAACAAACATCATCCAGATAAAGGTGGGGATGAAGCAAAATTCAAAGAAATTTCAGTTGCATATGATACCGTAGGTGATGCACAAAAGCGAGCAAAATATGATCAACATCAATCATATGGCGGCAACACTCGACACGACTTTCACAATTATAGCGAATTCGAAGATTTATTTAATTCAACATTTGGACATCCATTCGGTGATATATTTGGCCGTCGAACAATGTACCGAAATCGCGATTTAAATTTAAATTGCAGAGTTTCATTTGTTGATTCATTTACAGGAAAACAACTAGAGGCCAAATATACATTACCAAGTGGTAAATCACAATCTGTTATTATTGATGTACCAGCTGGTGTTGAGCATGGTGATACCATTAATTATAGAGGGTTGGGGGATGATTCATTAACTCATGTACAAAGAGGTGATTTACATGTAACCATATTGGTTGATAAAGACGATAAATTTGACAGAGTTGGTAATGATCTGTATACTACGGTTGAAATTAACCCAATTGAAGCAATGATTGGATGCAGAAAAGAAATTAAAACTATTACGGGTGAATCAATGTTTTTAGATATTAGACCAGGTGTAGAATCTGGGGTTGAATATGCTAAACAAAACAGTGGGTTCAAGAATATTCGTTCTGGTCAACGCGGTAGATTTGTTTCTGTAATTAGAATTAAAACCCCAATTATATCCAACCAAGCTACACTTAATAAGTTAAAAGAAATTTTAAAAGACATCAACAATTCTTAACAACAATATAGGAAAAATATAATGGTAATACCAAGCTCAGAATTTGAAGAAGCACTCGCAACGGCAGCTGATGTAGCAAAAAAACTTCATCATGAATACATTACAATCGAACATGTATTGTACGCAATGCTCACTAATACAGAATTTAGTGATACCATTAATTCATTTGGTTCTAATGCATCGAAACTCAAAAGCGCAGTTTTAGATCATTTAAATAACAAATGTCAAGATATTACGGTATCAGAACCTGTTACACAACCAAAGAAAACAGTTGCATTTGAACGCCTGTTAAATAAGGCGTTCACTCAAGTTATTTTCAAATATCGTCAGCAAGTTGGTATTGCCGATGCATTCCTGATGATGATGAATGAAAAACGTAGTTGGGCATTTTATTATATCTCACAAGCTGGTATCGAAAAAGATAAATTCTCTGACTTTTTAAATATGAATATTGATACTGAAGAAGAGGGGACTACAACTGAAGACCCTGATCCACGTTCAACCAAGGCATTGCAATCATATACAACCAATTTGAATGATCAAGTGACTAAAGGTAAAATCGACCCAGTTATTGGCCGAGTTGATGAATTGGAAAATATTGCATTGGCGTTAGGTCGTCGTAGTAAAAATAATGTCATTCTAGTAGGTGATCCAGGTGTTGGTAAGACCGCAATTGCTGAAGGGTTGGCATATAACATCATTAAGGGTGGCGTACCAGATTTCTTGAAAGATTACACTGTTTATAATCTTGATATTTCTGCTATGTTGGCAGGTTCTAAATATCGAGGCGATTTCGAAGAACGTTTTAAACAGGTGATTAAGGCACTTGAAAACAAAGGTAAAACCGTTCTTTTCATTGATGAAGCACATATGATCAGTGGTGCTGGTGCGGGTAGCAATGGGGCAACTGATTTGGCAAACATGATGAAACCGGCATTGTCAAAAGGCAACATCAAGGTAATTGCGTCTACCACATGGGATGAATATCGTAAGCACTTTGAAAAAGATCGTGCATTAATGCGTAGATTCCAACGTATTACGGTAGATGAACCAACTCAAGAAATGACATTGAAAATCTTGAAAGGTTTGAAAAAATACTACGAAAAACATCATGATGTTAAAATTAAGGATGATGCATTAAAAGCGGCTGTTAAATTATCAGTGAAATATCAAGCTGATAAAAAACTACCAGATAAAGCCATCGATTTGATTGACGTTGCATGTTCTCGCTTTAATCTGAAACTAGCTGATGAACGTATCGTAGCAGAACGTGAAATCCAATTCGAACTTGCTAAAATGATCAACCTTCCAGAGGAACAGATCATGGAAACTGAAAGCAATGATATTGCATCATTGCAAGAAAAATTGGAAGCTGAAGTATACGGACAAGATGCTGCATTAACAGAAGTGGTTGATAAAATCATGGTGGCACAAGCTGGCTTGAAGCCTGAAAATAAACCAATCGGCTCATTTGTATTTATGGGACCAACTGGTTGCGGTAAAACTGAAACCGCAAAAGCATTGGCTAAACATCTTGGTTCTACGTTGTTAAGATTTGATATGTCAGAATATCAAGAAAAACATAGCATTAGTAAATTGATTGGTTCTCCACCAGGTTACGTTGGATTTGAAGAAAATGCGGGATTGTTGATTACGCAAATTCAAGAACATCCAAATGCTGTATTGTTATTGGATGAAATTGAAAAAGCTCACCCAGATGTTGCAACTGTATTACTGCAAGTAATGGATAATGGCTTTATCACTGGCTCTAATGGTAAACGTGCAGATTGCAGAAATGTTGTATTGATTTTAACTACTAATGCTGGTGCTCAATCTGCAGAAAAAAATGCAATTGGGTTTGGAAAACAAGAAAAAGATTATTCAGATGCTGATTTGAAAAAATTCTTATCACCAGAATTCCGTAATAGATTAGATGGTATTATTACATTTAATAAACTTGGTAAAGAAGCAATGACCATGGTTGTTAATAAATTTATTGATGAATTGCGTGTTCAAGTTAAAGATAAAGGAATCCGAATCAAAATCACGAAAGATGCTATCAATTGGTTAATTGAAAAAGGGTTCGATCCTAAAATGGGGGCGAGACCATTGCAGCGAGTAATCGATAAAGAAATCAAACGTGATTTAGCTAAATTGATGTTATTCGGTGAGTTGAAAAATGGCGGGACTTTAAATATTACCATTGATAATGATTCCATTGCGTTAACTGCTAAATCAAAACAAGTTAAACAAGCGGCAATCGTTACAGAAGAACCTGTTATGGTTGATTAATCAGATAAGCCCAGTTAATCGATAAATACTTATTATTAACTGGGCTTAATTATGCGTATTATAGAATTATTAGAAGGAAAAAACTTTAAAGATTTAGACTTTGTTAAAGAAGTCGGTGATGATGGAAAACGTGAGTTGAATTATGATTTAACTGAAGATCTTATGTTTTTCATGAATAATGATGATGAAGCATACCGCCGTCATCTTTATCCTATTATATCAAAATGTATTGACATTATCGAAACTAAAAAACGTCCTAAATCTTCTATGTTTGAAAAAGCAATTCGTGAATGTTATAAAATGTACACGAAAGAATATCCAATTCGTGAATTACCACCTGATCTTGATGAAAAAATAATTAAAGAAACATGTGATAAATTACAAGAAGAGGTCTGTCAACATATCAATGATGGTCGATATAAATGAGTGGAAATGCAATTAAAAATGCTAAACCAATAAAAAAACAAGATTATCAACAATTATTAACCAACTTACAATCAATACTTCCACCTGGGTTGTCAGTATATCCATATGGCAGTATCGGTAAAAAACAAATCAGCGGTGATGCAGATTTTTTCATTAATGCCGCTGATTTGTTATCAATATTTCCATCACATCGTGATGGAAATCTCCTAGAAAGCAGAAAACTATTACAAGAATATTTCATAAACCAAGGTCTGGAGTCAACCAGAGCTGGGGTAGCAGTATTTGTCGGTATTCCAGTATATGATAATATAGTGCAAGTTGATTTAACTACGGTCAATGACGCAACTGCAATGATGTATCTTCACGATCATGTATATGAAAGCGAAACAATGAAAGGAAAAGATGTAGTTAGTATATGGTGTGATTTGGCTAACCTCACGTCAGATGACCTCATGATTAGTCCATTTTCTGGATTATTCAAGCGTACTAACAAACAATTTATATCACACGATCCTACTGAAATTGCTAAAATTATTATCGGATCAGATGCGACTGAATACGATATGCGTTCACCATCACGACTCTTAGAAGCAGTAAAATATAATCTAATTAAATATCAACATATAAAACAAACATATTTCCAATGAAAAAATTTGGTAGAGCATTTAACCACTTAGAAGATTTAATTTTCTTTTATGGGTCAGCGGGTGTGAAAGAAGCTGTTCAACATATTACCGAAATTTCTAATGATCCGAGTTTAGTTAGAATGAAATGGGATGGCGGATTACAGGTTTATTGGGGGCGTGAGTATGTCAACGGGCCATTAATTATGACTGGACATAATGGCTGGGCACGTGGTTGCAAATCAACTACATCAGAAGAATTATATGATTTTATAATAAATCATTCTGGCAAAGACCGTGAAAATGTTTCTGGTCAGCGTAAAGAATTTGCTAGAAAATTTGGTCGTTTGTTTCCATTGATAGATTCAGCTACTCCTAATGATTTTGTTGGGTTTGTTTATACTGATTTATTATTTTGGGATAAACCACTGTTATGCAATGATGAATATAACTTTCAACCTAATCACACCGGGTATACTGTTCATAAAGATTCCTCGTTAGGTAAAAGAATAGAAAAGTCAAGAATTTTAATGGCTGGCCACGCATATTTTGATACATTTGGACTGAATGATGAGTTCCAAAAACCATTAGATGATTTTCATATATTTAATAGCACTGATGAATTAATAATTTTAGATCCATATTACTCAAATGCAAACACGTTGCATAGATTTAATACTTCTGACTTGGAATATATTAATTCAAGAACAGTTAATATTGATAGGTTTTTAAGACCAATAGATGGAGTTAGTGCATTTAAAGATTATATTTACAAGTATAATAACTATCGTATGAAACAAGACGCATCAGTAAGTTTTCTTACTTGGATTACTAGTATTAGTAATATTAGTCCCTCACAGATATTAAAAATACAAAACCGAATATTTACAGAAAATGATGGATATCATGCTTTATTTGATTTGTTAGGTTATATCAAATCAGTTAAAAATTCTATGATTCATCGTATGGATTTACACGCAACCGAGTATGATGTTAAAGCATTTAATCCAGAAGGTTGGGTGAGATATGCAGATGAAACTAAACAATTTGGTCATATTAAACTAGTACCGAGGCATAAATGGACACCGTAGGAATTTGTTTTGGTAGATACAACCCACCACATAAAGGCCATAAAGAATCTTGGAAGATTGCAGCACAATCAGACAAGTTCTTTATTGGGACCAATCCTAATACCATTGGACCAAAAGATCCATTGCCATTCGATATAAAATTAAAAGCTATGGAAACCATATCACCAGATGTGGCTGAACATATCATCCCTGAACAAAATCTGTTTACATTAGCAACTAAAATTTATGAAAAATTTGGTGAACATATCCAATTAAAAGTATGTACAGATGAAGAATGGTTAGCCAATTCATTAGAAAAATACAATGGCATTGAAAGTACGCATGGATATTTTAAATTTGATTCTATTATGCAAGAAGAAACACCTAGATTAAGTTCTGCGACTACCTTGCGAGAAGCTGTAAAAACCGGAGATAAAGAATTATTTAGTGAAGCTGCCGGTATTTCCGCCGATACAGAAATTCGCATAAATAATAGAGTATTAAAATTCTTCGATTTAGTGGAGGAATTTATTAGTTAGTTAAGGATAACAAAATGAGTGATAAAGATAATTTAAATCCAAAAGCATTATTAGAAGGATTATATGATATTCTTAAAAATAATGGTGGAAGATTAGATGAAAAGAATGACAAGGATTTCTCTAAAACCAAGTCTAGTAAAGTTAAAACTGAATGTGGTGAACCAGATCAAATGACTGATGAAGAATTGAAAATGTTCTCACGGAATTCAATCGGAACACGACGTGGTAGAGGACAGGGTGAAAATCCATGGAATCATCTAAAATCACGTGGTAGAAGTTTTAAGGGTCGTACTAGAAACGAAGATATAGATGTTGAAGAATGTGCTGGTGTTGGAATTATTACCAATCAAAACAGTACAAAAGATGTAAACAAAAAAACTCCTCAAAAAAATTTAGATGCATTTCACTTAGAAGAAGCATTGATCGATATGTACCATGCCTTAACAGAAGGTGGGATTCATCCACTAGGAGATGCTGCAAAAGCTAGTATTAAAGGTGCTATTACAACACCAGAAGCAAATAATAATGCTGGTGATGCATATAAAAGCTGGCGATTTGGTATAGCACTTGCTGGTGCCCCTGAATATCCAACAAAAGCAGTAAATGATATTGGTGGAGACCCATTAATTACCACTTATACAGATGAAGAACGTAAAATGGTTCAGTATGCTGCCCAGCAATCAGATGTTGGTCATTTAAAAAATCTTACTTCAAACAAAAGTGCAGAAAAACCAGATGTTAATAAAACAAGTGCAATTTCCCCTGCCAAACGTAATAAGTATGGTGTCTAATGAGACAGATTAGAATTACAACAGCTGATCTATGTCCACCTAGTGAAGATGATTGCTTTTTGGCACCTGATGATCCAATTCATGAACTTAAAAAAGTAGCAATGATGGGTGGATTAGGCAGTGAACAAGCATTAGCTAATTATATAAATTCACAAAAACCTGTTATTCTTGGTAGTGATAAAGGTAGAATTGCTAGAGAACAAGGAATTAAACCTGGAACAGATGAATGGTTTAAACATTGGTTTGGCAGGAATTAATATGAAAATTCACGAAATAATTAAAGAAACGGCAACTGCTGGGGCAACAAGTGCCGCCAATGTTGGTGTTGGTGTTGTTTACCCAAATAAAGGGCCTAAACAAAAAAAGAATAAAGATGGCACCGTAGTTAATGCGTTAGATCAAAACACTAACCTAATGACAGGCGGAAGCATCAAAAGAAGATAAATACAAAATATTGGAGTTAAATATGAAACCGGAATCAAAATCAACTCAGCATAAACAATTGGATGAATTCCAATTACCTGGTGCTGAAATGCATACTGCAAGCCCAGTAGTTACTCAAGGAACACTACCTAACGGAGAAGTTGACCAAGAAGGTGCAATGGCAAAGGCTGATTTGTTTAAATTATCAAATTACAGCTATAAATTATTCAAAAAAATCGAAGATAATCAACAATTAGAAGCGTGGGTTCAAGCTAAAATTACTAAAGCTGCTGATTATATTGCGTCAGTTTATCACTACTTAGAATATGAAATGAAAATTAGTGAATATGGTGCTAAATTAGAAAGTAGTGATATGTATACCGAAAGTCAAAAAGCAGTAATTCAAAATAAATTGAATGAAGCTAGAGAAATGGTGCGTTATCTTAAAATTGCACAAGCTCAAAAACTTTCAGAAGGTAAATCATCTAATAAAGATTTTGCAGCATTGGCAGCACCAGTTGATAAAATTACATATGCTGATAAAATCGCCGGTGCAAATAAAAAAGCTAAATCAGCAACTGCAAAGGTTGCAAAAGAAGGATTAGCAGAAGCAAATTACTCAGATGACGATGATTATGTAAAACGTCCGCATATGCCGAAATATGGCAAACATTCAGACGATCCAGGTTATGACGAAGCCGATGCAGAAGAAGATGCAAAAAAAGCGTATAAAGCTGGTATTGAAAAAAGAAAAAAAGAAAAACAACTAGATGAATTAGATCAAAGTACATTAAAATCATATACAAAAGCTGCTTCACAAGATTTGGTTGACAAATCATCTAAATTAGCTAAAACCGATTCTTCTAAAAAACAAGCAGAGTTAGGTCGTAAAGTAGTAAACCGTACTCGTGGCATTGCAACCGCTGTTGATAAAATGGAAGAATCTAAACCAAGTGCTGGGTTATCTAAAAAAGAAAAATCTTCAGTTGCTAAAAAAGCAACTGCTGGTAAAGACATTGGTAAACCAGGTAAAAACTTTGATAAAGTAGCTAAAAAAGCAGGTGGCGGTGAAAAAGGTAAAAAAATTGCTGCAGCTGCCATGTGGAAAAATATCAAAGAAGGAGTTGAAATTGCATTTGGAGAAGGTGTTTATTCTGAAGATCAACAACTAGATGAATTAGATCTAAAACCTTGGGAAAAGAAAAGTCCATTTTCTAAAAAAGGATATGAAAAAGTAGCACACCGTCAATCTATTAAAATGCAAGACGCTGATGAAAAAGTTGAAAAAGCTGATGAAGAAGGTAATGATGCTGATATCAAAAAAGCTGGTCAAGATTGGAAAAAAGCTAAATCATTTAAAGAAAAAGCTGAAAGAAAAGCGTCACTTGCTAAGAATGAATCATTAAATGAATCAGCAGAGTTAACTGCTATTAAAATGCTGAGTGGATTAAAATAATGGATATGAAAAAAATTCTACAGGCACTCGATGGTGCTTCATCTACCCCTGTAGAAGGTTCTAATGACATGAAAAAATTCATGAGTATTATTAACGAAGGGGCTAATCCACATAAGGTTAGCCTCCCAGTTCAAATGGCTATGCAACACTATGCAGAACCTGTTGTAAAAGAAGAGAAGCAACCTTCATTGTTAAAACAATATTTTGCAGAAGCAGAAGAAGCCTTTCAACAAGAAAAAATTGAAAAACGACAATTGATTAATCAATATGCCAAAATTATAGCAGAACGTGTTCAAATGAAAGAATCAGCAATACCAAGACATTCGCCTGGGTTTACTGGTGGAGTTGGCCCTGGATTGCAAGATAATACCCCAATGGAGGATATCAATAAACCAGATGTTGTTAAAATGGATATTCCATTGTTAATTCGTTTGCTAGAATATGCTCGTGAAGATGCTAAAACCGATATGGATTTACACAATGTTACTGAAAAACTAATACAATTCAGTGAAGAAGGAGATACATTGACCATGGATCATTATGATGCCATCATTGGTGAGCAAAAACTATTACCGGAACCAACCAACGAATCATGTTGGAAGGATTATAAACAACTAGGTATGAAAAAGAAAGGCAAAAAAACAGTTCCTAATTGCGTACCGAAGGGGAAATAATGAAACAGTTTAGTTCAAAGAAATTAGTTGAAAGTTTTGGCTATAAGCAATTAGATGAATTTACCACAGCAGATGCTTGGGATACAACAAAAAATATTGTAGCAAGTCCTGAGTTTAAAAGCACCGCTGCCACGGCTGCAACAGGTGCAGTAGCAGGAAAAGTTGCAAGTAAAATGTTAGGTAAAGCTATACCAGGGGTTGGCACAGCATTAAGTTGGAAAGATGCATATGATAAATGGCAAGAAGGTGATCGTTCTGGTGCAGTTATATCAGCACTCGCTGGCGGTGCATACCTTGTACCAGGGTTAGGGACTGCTGCTGGGATTGGATTGGATGCAATAAATATTGGCAGATCGCTTGCAGGTAGCAGTGAAGAACCACCTGACGGTGTAGCAGCACAACCTGTGACCATGAAAGCTGGGAATGCTGGTAAATTAGCGCAATTACAACAACTGATAGGTGCCAAGCCAGACGGAATATACGGACCAGAAACCAAGGAAAAGCTAAGGATTTGGCAACGTAATAATGGAATTAAAGATGATGGTGTTCCTGGTCCAGAAACATATACGACAGCAGGGATTGCTGAATCAAAAGGAAACAATATGAAAAAAATAACTACAATAGCGGAAGACATCGCCGCATTACGTGATATATTATCATCAATTGAAAATCATAACTTGGGTGAAGGTTGGATGGACACCATCGGCAAAGGGGCTGAAGCTGCTGCTAAAGTTGCTAGAATTAAACCACCCGCTGGTGTCCCAGCTGTATTTAAAGAACCAGGATTACCAGCCATTAAAAATACTGGTGGATTATCAGGCGGTACTGGCGGTTCTGGAGGCGGAATGAGTGGAACTGGTGGAATCGGTGGTGACATTGATAATGTAGGTGGTGCTCTTGCAAGAAGACCGGGTGGTAGTTTATCAGCAACCGGTCCAAAAGGTGAATTTGTAGGTGGTGCTAGTGGAAAAGGTGGCATTCCTAGCGGGAAGCCAGGTGATATTTCCGATGCTGCATTTAGAGATATTGGTAAAAAAGTATCAGCAATGGGGCCACGAGAATTAGAAAAGCTATCTAAAAGTGCGATTTCTAGTCCAAAACTTGCCCCAGTTGAAAAGGAAGCAATTAAAAAACTGGGCATCGCTAACTGGTTGAAAAAAAATCCAGGAAAAGCATCATTGATTTCAGGCATCGCAGGATTCGGACTTGGATATGGTATTGGTAACTTATCACATAGTGCTGGTCCACAATCAGTATCAGATACCGATCCACACGGAGGACGTGGTGATCCCGATATTATGAAAAAACAAGAAATGTTAAATTCATTAACTGGGTCTAACTTGAAAATCGATGGTATTTGGGGTCCAGAAACCCAAGCAGCAGCTGACGCTTGGTATAAGACTTCTTCCGATCAAAATGCAACTATGCAATCAGACCTAGCGAAAATTAAAACAGGTGGGGTTGATCCAGTTCAAGCAAACATTGATGCGCTTAATAAGAAAGCAGCGGATGCACAAGAAAAAGCAAAAGCAGATCAAGCAGCATATGATGCAAAAACACAATCAATGGCGGAGTCAATCGCAGACCTACGTGATCGACTAGCAGCAATCGATAGTAAGTAAACTCTTAACTTCAATAATGGCGGGTTTATCCCGCCATTTTCTTTTTAATCGCTTGACATAACAAGCAACTTATTGTATAATATATTTTTTAAACAACTCAATATAAGGAAATAAAATGAGTAGAGCATATGGACCAGAAGAAAAATCTAAATTAGAAAAAGTGATCAACGAAGGCGGTACAGTCATGCGTGAAATCGACGATTTAAGAGAAGGGTTAAAGGAAACAGTCAAAGCAGTTGCAGAAGAAATGGATCTTAAACCTGCAATTATCAATAGAGCAATTAAAATTGCTTACAAAGGCGATTGGAACAATCATAACGAAGATTGGCAGGAAGTTGAAGCTATATTGGATGTTACGAAAAACATCTAATAATAGTTATAACGGGTGGGGATCATTCTCACCCGTATTGTTGGTGCTTATGAGCCGGAAATCATAAATGGAGAATATAATATGGAAATTAACAACGACTTCGAGTTTGAAGTATGTGAAACATGTCCATCACTTCACGATTGTGAAGCTAGATGTTCATGCAAAATTGATGAAATGCTATCGGAAGATATTGCAAAACAGCGTGGCGAAGATGATGCCTCTTTATGGGGAGAATCAGAATGAGTTATGTAGATGCAATGTTTGATCGTGATAGTGATTATATCAAGGTCGTAGAGCGATTTAATGGTAAAAGGGAATTTAGAGAATACCCGGTAAAACATACGTTCTATTACTCTGATCCAAGAGGAAAACACCGTTCAATATACGATACTCCTGTATCTAAGGTAGTATGTAAATCAACTAAAGACTTTCGTAAAGAAATGTCTATCAATAGTAATAAACAATTGTTTGAAGCAGATATGAATCCAGTATTCGTCTGTTTAAGTGAACAATACCAAAACCAAGATTCACCAAAGCTCAATGTAGCTTGGTTCGATATTGAGGTGGACTTCGATCCAGAACGTGGGTATGCTGCACCAGATGATGCATTTATGCCTATTACTGCAATTGCTGTTCACTTACAATGGTTAGATACACTGGTTTGCCTTGCTATTCCACCAAAAACATTAACAATGGAACAGGCAGAGGAACAAGTAAAAGAATTTCCTAATACATATCTATTCAAAACAGAAGCCGAATTGTTAGATTCATTTTTGGATTTAATTAAAGATGCTGATGTATTAAGTGGGTGGAACAGTGAAGGTTTCGATATACCATACACGGTCAATCGAGTAACAAAGGTACTGAGCAAAAATGATACAAGACGTTTTTGTTTATGGAATCAATTACCAAAACGTAGAGAATATGAAAAATATGGTAAAGATGCAGTAACTTATGATTTTGTGGGCCGAGTTCATTTAGATAGTTTAGAACTTTATAGAAAATATACATATGAAGAAAGACATAGCTATCGGTTAGATGCAATTGCTGAATATGAGTTAGGTGAACATAAAACTGCGTATGAAGGAACGCTTGATCAATTATACAATAATGATTTTAAGACATTCATTGAATATAATAGACAAGATACCATGCTACTTGAAAAACTTGACAGGAAGTTAAAGTTTTTAGATTTAGCTAATGCGATTGCTCATGAAAATACAGTATTATTACAAACTACAATGGGTGCCGTTGCAGTAACTGAGCAAGCTATTATTAACGAAGCACATTCTAGAGGATTCCAAGTTCCTAATCGGAATAAATCAGTTACCAATGATGGAATGGCTGCTGGTGCATATGTTGCTCATCCCAAAGAAGGATTACACGATTGGATTGGTTCACTGGATATCAATTCATTATACCCATCTGTAATTCGTGCATTGAATATGGGACCTGAAACTATCGTTGGGCAATTACGCCCAGTAATGACGGATTCATTCCTTAAAGCACAATTAGACAAGGGAAAATCTATTACTGCTGCATGGGAGGGTAAATTTGGTACTTTCGAGTATGATGCAGTTATGAACCAAGAAGTTGGAACTGAAATTATCATTGATTGGGAAGAAGGTGGTAGTGATACCGTTAGTGCTGCAGAAGTTTATAGATTAATTTATGAATCAAATCAACCATGGATGTTGAGCGCCAATGGAACAATATTCACACACGAACGTGAAGGTATTATCCCCGGACTATTAAAAAGATGGTATGCTGAACGTAAAGATATGCAGAAAAAGCTTAAAGAAGCGATTGCTGCAGGTGATAAAGACGCAGAGGAATATTGGGATAAACGTCAGCTGGTTAAAAAGATTAATTTGAATAGTTTATATGGTGCTATTCTTAACCAAGGATGTAGATTTTTTGATAAACGCATTGGGCAATCAACTACCTTAACCGGTAGACAAATTGCTAAACATATGGCAGCTGAAGTTAATAGAATTATCACAGGTGATTACAATCATATTGGCAAATCTATTATTTACGGTGATACTGACTCATGTTATTTTTCAGCATATTCTACATTGAAAACTGACATTATTAATGGAACTATTCCATGGGATAAGGAAGATATTTCAGCATTTTATGATGAAATCGGTGAAATGGTAAATGGAACATTCCAACAATTTATGTTAGATGTATTCCATTGTCCAAAATCACGCGGTGAAGTTATTAAAGCTGGTCGTGAAATTGTTGGCGTTAAAGGTCTTTTTATTACTAAAAAACGATATGCTGTATTAGTATATGATAAAGAAGGAAAGCGTAAAGACACCAATGGAAAACCTGGTGAAATTAAAGCAATGGGGTTGGATTTGAAACGGTCAGATACGCCAGAATTTATGCAAAACTTTTTAAGTCATATTCTTGAAATGGTTTTAATCGGTGTTGACAAAACTGAAATCCTTGATGAAATTAGAGAATTTAGAAAATTGTTTAAACGCAGACCTGGTTGGGAAAAAGGTTCACCTAAACGTGCTAATAAAATTACCAAGTTTAGAGCGTTAGAAGAGGATCAAGGAAAAGCCAATATGCCTGGCCATGTTCGAGCAAGCATTAACTGGAACACATTAAAAAAGGTATATGGTGACAAATATTCAATGAGTATTACTGACGGTGCAAAAGTTATCGTATGCAAACTTAAACCTAATCCTATTGGATTTGCAAGTGTTGCTTACCCAGTTGATGAACTTAGGTTACCACAATGGTTTAAAGAACTGCCATTTGATCATTCAGAAATGGAGGAAGTTATTATAGATAAAAAGGTATCCAATTTAATCGGGGTTCTTGGATGGGATTTAAGTAGTACTAATGAATTATCTTCAGTAAATTCATTGTTTGAGTTTTAAAAACCAGTTGACATAACAATAAAATAATAGTATAATAAGCATAATAATAAGGAATTAATATGAAAAATTTTTTAAAGGATGTAGTAGCACACACATACTCATTGGGGGTGATCCCGATTGTACGAGTAACCGCTTCACCAGATAAAACATACGCAGATGCCGTATCTGAAGACAAAAAAATGTTAATGAACTGCACTACACATGTTCCAGTTCCAGAATTGGATGGAGTTTTTGGATTGCACCACTTAAATAAATTGGATTTGCATTTAAAATGTCCTGAATATCAAGATGATGCAAAAATTGAGTTTGTAAAAGGAATGAGATATGATGGTATTTCTCCCATTGGGATTCACTTCGAAAATAAAACTGGTGATTTTCAAACCGATTATAGATTTATGTCTCAAAAAATGGTTGATGTAAATATGAATAATGGTTCATTTAAAGGTGCAACATGGGACATTGAATTTCTACCATCGATTGCAACTATTCAGCGTTTAAAATATCAAGCAGCACTCAATACAGATGAATCAGAATTTCAATTATTAACACAGGATAATAACCTAGTTGTCGTATTTGGTGATGAAAGCACCACACATGCTGGTTCATTTGTTATTGAACCGAATGTAAATGTCAAATTAAAAAATACATGGTCATGGCCAAAATCCCATGTTATTAATGTATTAAATTTAAATGGAGATAAAACCTTTAAATTATCAGATGGCGGTGCTTTACAAATTACAGTTGATAGTGGTGTTGCTATATATAACTATACATTCAGACCTGTTGCAAAATAAGGATATCGAATGAGTAATAAGGAATTTGATTTAGAACAATTTGTTGACATGTTTGATACAGCAATGAATTCAGATAACCCAACCGTTCAAAGATGCTTTAACAATTTATTGATGGTGGTAGCATTAGCTCATGCCGAAGATAAAGAAAAACACATCGGCCCATTACGAAAATTAGTGACCGATGTTAGAGAGTTGCAAGATAGATTGACTATTATTGAATCAGCAATTAAAGCTAGTTCAAAACAATACAATCCGATTGACTCTGCTTGTAGAGATCCACAATGGAATACATGGACAACTACTATAACAGCTGGTAATGGATATGTTGCTCCTTCTTCAGGCGCATATTCAATATCAACAAATTAATCTTACCCGCTACATTGTAGCATTTATAAACCACAAAAGAAAGGAAGCTTAAAATGGCTAAAAACTACAAAACATTTTCATATTTTGAATCACGTCCTGATGTTGTAAAAATCTTTGAAGATTTAGAAGCATTTCACGATTTCTGTAGAATGGAGATGAGAAAATTCGATCCAGCAGAATTATATCGTAAAGATTCAAAATCATATGGTGCATATTTGGCAAGCAAACGTCCAAAGAAACCATATCAAGGGAATAAACCTTGGGATAAAAACAAAGCTAAATTTGTTAAAAAGTAGTTTATTATAGTGGGGAGAAATCCCCACTTTTTACAAGGAAGTTAAATGACGCTTACTAGTCCAGGTGTAGTAACACTATTAAATCAAGCTGATTGGGTATCCAACAGTAGAATTAACACATCCACATTTAAGAATCAATCTGGTAATGCCATAATGGAAATACCATCAGATGGAGAATCTGTGAAAGTTAATGGAAAATTAATAATAAATGGTGAAGATATAAATGACCGATTAAAAAGAATAGAAGATATGTTGCATATTCCACAAAGAGATGTTATAATGGAAGAGAAATACAATAGTCTTAAACAGCTTTGGAAAGAATACACTGAAACGTTAGACGCAATTAAAACTTGGGAAACTATCAAGGAATCAAAATGACACAAACAATTAAATTCGCACAAGATTTTATGGATAACTATGAAGGAACGTCAGACCAACTTATACAAATCATGAATAAGTTAAGCCAACATATAGAATCAGGTGGTGATTTAGAAGAGTTGGCATCGTCAATCACATATGGTGTTGGTCCATATGATAAAGTGTTCTCTATTAAGATATAATTATGAGCTTAACTTTAAAAGATTTAACAGAAAAAATTGCTAAGATTGATGAAGATATAACAAAACTTCGAAATGAAGTTGGCAGTGAAAGAAAAATATCAGTGTTAGCCGATTATAAAGAATACTTAAATGATGAAATTAGAATGTTAAAACAGAAAAACAGAGGCAATAGTGGATAATCTAGTAGCAGAAACCCCAGCAATCGGCATATTAAAAACACATGAGTTTGATGATGCTATGTTTTATAGTGTTCTATGTCAATGTGGCAATCCTGACGATATGATCGAGTTTAATGTAGAATTAGAAACAGACTCGTGTAACATTGTATTAAATACCTATTTTACACCAAAAACAGCATACTGGAATAGGTTAGTAGATGATTCTGGCGATATCGAAAGTGCATGGTTATGGAGTATTGATTACTACATACGTTCCATTATCAATCGATGGTATAGTCGAGTATTAGTTATGTGGGAACTGTTGACTAAAGGATATGTACAATATCAACAATCGACTATCATGTCTGAGCAACAAGCATTAAACTATGCTGCAGCAATTAATCAATCCATTGAAGATTTAAGAAAATTTAAGAAAAACATGGATGTAAAACGGGAAGAAAAATATAGTTCAGAAGAGCAAGGAGGATGTTAATGATTAAGAAATTTTTTAAAGATATAACTGGAATTACTGCTAAAGAAGAAGCAGAACGTCAAGCAAGAGAACAAGCTTTTATTGAAGCAGAAGCTAAAAAACAAGCATCAGCCGCTAAACGCAAAGCTAAAAAAGAAAAAGAAGATCAAGCAAAATTATCTCCAAAAGATATTGCCACTAAACGTAAAGAACCATGGGTCGATGTTATTGGATTCAAAGTTAATCAAGATAACATTAGAAATGGTTTTTACGAATTGGATTGGAATGACTATTTCATAGCTCAATTAAAAAAAGAAGGATACGGATATGACGGTGACCCAGATGAAGAAATCGTTTCAAGATGGTTCAGGGATATTTGTACCAATGCAGCAGCGCAAGAAGGAATTGATATGACTGATCGTTCTGCTGGATATATAAATGTAACTAAATTAACTGGTGGGAAGGCCGAGGTAAGCTAATGAGTTCTACTAATAGATCAAGTGCCCGTGATGCTCATATTGCGGATTATTACGTAACACCAACTAAAAACATAACTGACTTTATCGATCATTTCGAATCAGATTACGGCTCACTTGGTTCATTATTATTGGACCCGTATGCAGGTGGCGATGCTCAGAATCAAATGAGTTACCCAACTGCACTAGCACGGGCTGGTTATACCAATATTGAAACATTAGACTTGAGACAAGATTCGTTGGCTTCTCACCCTAATACCAATTATTTAAATGTTGATCTTTCAACAATTATGGCTGAACCGGATTGCATCATAACGAATCCACCATTTAATATTGCGCTGGATATAATTAACAAATCATTAGATGATGTTAAAGATAATGGATACGTTGTCATGTTATTACGCCTTAACTTTTTCGGTTCTAAGGGTAGAAAACCATTCTGGACCAACAATTTACCAATGTGTTGTTACGTCCATTCAGAAAGAATGCGATTCTTAAACACTGGTGGTACCGATTCAATCGAGTACCTGCATTGCGTTTGGAAGAAAGGAACCAAATTCAATAGTACCGAACTCAGAATTATTTAATTTTAACAATATTCAAGGATGAATAATGACTTATATTCTAATAGATCTTTCAAATCTGTTCTATCGGGCCCGACATTCTATACAAGGAAATGCTGAACTAAAACTTGGCATGGCTTTTCATATTACTTTCCATAGTATTAAAAAAGCGTGGCACGATTTTGATGGTAAACACGTCGTTGTATGCCTCGAAGGTCGTAGCTGGCGCAAAGATTATTATGAACCATACAAACGAAATAGGGCCGATATCCGTGCGGCAATGAATCTAAAAGAGCAAGAAGAAGAAAAATTGTTCTGGGAAGCATTTGATGAATTTAAAAATTTTATTACTGAAAAAACTAATTGCACTGTTTTACAACATGCGAGATTAGAAGCTGATGATTTGATTGCTGGGTTTATCCAGCAACATCCAACCGCTAATCATGTTATTATTAGTACTGACAGTGATTTCCAACAATTAATAGCACCAAATGTTAGTCAATATAATGGCGTTGCTGATGTCCATATCACACATGAAGGTTATTTCGATGCTAAAGGTAAACCGGTTAAAGATAAAAAAACTGGTGAGATTAAAATGCCATTAGATCCAGAATGGATGTTGTTTGAGAAATGTATGCGTGGTGATACTAGTGATAACGTTTTCTCAGCATACCCAGGTGTTAGAACTAAGGGCACTAAAAATAAAGTTGGGTTAACGGAGGCATTCCATGATAGAAAAACTAAAGGATATGCATTTAATAATTTAATGCTACAACGATGGGTTGACCATAACGGAGTTGAACATCGTGTATTAGATGATTACGAACGTAATCGTCAATTGATTGATTTATCTCATCAACCGGATGATATTAAAGAAATTATAAAAGAAACAATAGAAACGAATGCAAAACCAAAAGAAGTTTTACAAGTAGGCATTCGTATGTTAAAATTCTGCCAGTCGTTTGATATGAAACGAATGATGGATAACATTCAGCAATTTGCTGAACCGTTTCAAGCAAAATATACAGGAGAATAGTATGGCTATTTTAGTACCAAGTGATAAACTAATCAAAGATGTAGATTCATTACCGAGATCTTAATATGACTGAAGAAATTAAAGACCCAACGATTGAAGAACAAAAAGAATTACTCCAAACTATCAAATTTACACCCCGTAAATATAAAATTGAAGTAGAAGGGCGGGGTGGGGAAATTGTTATTGGAAAAGTAGCTCTCGAAGCATATGATTACCTGGAAGATAATAGTATCAGTATCGATGATTTCATTGATGACGAAGATAATGATCTGGAAGTACCAGAAGAATACCGATTCATCCAAGACGGTGCATGGTTTGATTTAGATGATGTAGCACACGAAAATGGTGCCACTATGGACGATCTTAGTGATATTGTCGTATACGATGAGAAAGGCACTGAAGTTTGGAGACATTCTTTAGATATTAACTCATTAAATGATTCTGACATCAGAAATGAAGAAATTGATGAGTGCTATGTTTATGATAATCTAGAAGATGGTGAAGTGGCATTTATTGGCCAATCACTAGAAAAAGGGTTATTTTTTGGTGGTGAATTCACGTTGAAAGATAAATTTGATCCAGCAAAAATTAGAATCGAGTATAGTAATATTGAAGGTTGGTGTATTTTTTCAAGTGTTGAGTATGATGGTGAATATATTGACACTGTTGAATATGATACACATGGAAAAGGAATGGATTTTCGATTGGTATTAGTTGAAAAATAAATTGACAACTATGAGTTAGTGTTTTATAATAGCATTTTATTTGAAACACTAACTTTTAATAACATTAGAGGCAAATATGTCAGCTATTATAACAGATCAAATTACAGACAATATGCTCAGTAGTAAAAAAACTGGACAAAAGCGTAGGGTAGAACAATCTGCATCTTTTTTAGATAAATTAAATCTAAAAGGAAAATATGAAAATCATAAATTAGCTAAAATATGGGCATGGCGTAATCATGACCACGGCGAGGTATTTGCTAGTTCATTAGAAATTGATTACTTGTTATTCGATCAAAATATTCTTGTAGAAGAATCACCTGATCTAATCGCAAAACTTAAAAGAATCGGATTTGCTGAACAGATCGGGTTTCCAGATGAGGAACTATTTAAAGACTTCTCATACGTTATGTATAACAAAAAACATAACATTGCAATCACACTATATCAACCAAAACTTAAAACAGCAATCAAGACTGCACATGAAATTATGAATAAATCTAATTTTGGTGGAGCATCTGGTATGGCTGTTTTTCTAGCGGCAGTTGACGTTTTAATTAAAAAATAATAAAGGATTGACCAACATGGAATGGTTTATGGATATACCAAAGAAAGGGATTTTGTGCAAATGTAAATATCATAAAAACGGTGATCAATATAGGATCGACGTAATTACACGTTATAATGATCACCCGCTTTCTGAATTTAGATTTAGAAATAATGACAAGTATTATGAAGATGCAATTCCATTAACGATTGATGAAGTTTTAAATTTGACATACATAGAGGGAAATGATGAGTGAAATTCATGCTAAACCAATAGTTGATGGTAGATTCTGGGTCGTTGAACAAGATGGTGAGAAGGTTGCAACTCTTCAAAAACAAGAAAATAACAAATTCATGCTATCAAACCACGATGGAGAGATGTGGTTTGATGAAGAGGACGAGTTGACTACATTTTTTGGTCAAGACTTTTTTATTACAATGGACACGTTAAACTTTAAAAAACCTGATGAAAATGAATGTCATGGTTATCCAACACGTACTAAACCATACAATGCTATGTATGATGTAAGACGTAAACTACCGTTGTTTACTAAAAATGCACATAGTAAAAGTTTACATTGTGCTGGATGGTATGTCGTTAAATTTAAGAATTGGGTACTTTCATTGTGCCCAAAATTAATTACAGTTGAGCGTTATGATTGCCATGGCCCATTCAAATCTAAGGAAGAAGCGAGTAAATTCAAATGCAACCTCAAATAAATTTATCACCAATTACTCAGTTTATCCAACTGATGAGAGCTGCTGAATTAAGTCAGCAGAAAGAAATTAAAATTCCAATCCATCAAGCTAGATTATTAAACTTGACATTATCTGAAATGATTGATAAAATAAATCAAGACTATGAAGCAATGTTTAATGATTTAAAAAAATCAGTTGACACAGAAGTAGTTTCTGTTACAATGGATGGTGGTGGATTTGAAGATCCAAAATAAGATAAATATATACGTAGTTAATGGAGATTTTTATGGCTAGACCAAAACCACGTATACTTTTAGAAAAAACCGATAAGAAAACGTATAAGACAGATCAGATTTTAGAAGCTGATGCTGTATGGGCAATTTTTTATAAAAATTCTGCGTTTAACTTAAAAAGCTCAAATAGCTTGACTAGTTACCCAGGACCAAAATATAAGAAAACTAGTTTTTCTAATCCAGGTCATGCCCACAACTTAGCTAAAAAATTAAATGAGGAATTTGGTGTTGAAGATTTTCAAGTAGTCAAATTAACTCAAGGAACAATTATTAAATGATTACCAGGGATGCCCTAACTAGGATATTTTTAACCGAGTGGGGGAAATGTGCAGATGAATCGAATGTCAAATTTTACTCACGGGTATGGTGGCAATCGAGTCGTAGTAGTGCACAAACCGCTTTTAGGTTAACTAAAGAAGGACTTTCTTTTTTAGTCAATGATTTAGGATTAAAAGCATATGAAATACCATTTACTGAGCCAATTGAGCATAGTCCACAAACTATGATCTATTTAAGTAGGTATATAAATTGCCCTTATTACTTGACACACAACAGTATCACGGTATTTTCAGAAATTAAGAGCTTTGAACTACATTTATTTTCTGATGACATCAGAAAATATGGTATACTAAAAGCGATTAATGCTAGAAATAAAGCTTTAAAAGGGGATTAACTCCCCTTTTCTTTCACAAACACAAAATTTCCACAATCCCAAATTCTATCATACCCATTTTCTTTCATATTATCCCATTCAGTCATCATCGGATCAAATGAATTCAATATAGTAGATAACTTATGTTTTTGATACTTTATTCTACTTTCTGAATTCTTACCATTTTTGATATACCAATAATTAGGATTGCTCTGACTTATCTTTGTAAACCCAATCTTTTCATATACCGTCCCGGTATTCCATCGTAAATCGCAGTAACTAATAATTGATGATGGATTATGGGTTTTTTCAAAATGTTTTAACAATTTACTCGCCCCACCAACTACATTGGTATACAACGTGTTTGAATATCTTAATAATTCCCAATCGTATTTCTTGTTATATCTACTTTTACAAAAACTCATTGCTGCTACTAATTCATCATTATAGTATAATCCATATGCAATTTTATAAACCCCAAATCCTTGAATATGTGTAGTTTCAAAAAAAGTATTAGCTGAAAGCAAATCTAGTTCACGTATGATACATTTCCTAGCCCATATCTTGTTGTTTTTTCCAAAAATACCAGATAACCTAGATTTTACAATTTCTTGCTTGTTATCCCATTCTTCATCAGTGATCTGAACTAACCGAATACCCTTTGCATTGCAACCATTCATTTTATTCAAATGATACATTTTGTCTTTACCCATTAGTTCACTATGCCAAGCCAATCCATTTATCTCAATTGCAATGTTAGCAGAAGTTACTACTATATCTAATTCTTTGGGCTTCAATATAGTTCTATTAGATGTTTCATATTCAATTCCTATGCTATCCAAATATGCACGTACACCACGTTCAATTGATGATACGGAATGCCGTGAAATATCAATCCCCAAATTATTTTTAAAATGTAAACACAATTGAGAATGCCCAATTCCTAATCTCTCCGAAATCTCCAATACCGATAATTTTAAATCAAAAAACCAATGTCTCATTTCTTCTTCATTATCACGCAACGTCAACGCAGCTTCATTAATATGTGATTGCGATTGCCTCTTCCTACCATATTTCACCTGATGGGTGATATCTATTTTATCTTTTACTGATTGCAACTTACTAGTATTAGATACGCCATACCGTTCCATACATGTCAGTTTATACTTTTCTTTGAAGTATTCAGACCTGGCTACATTTTCAACACCATATCGTGCTAGACACGTTTCCTTTTGCTTTTTTATATTTTCAGGTAATACTAAATTAGTCTTGGTACCATATTTTTCTAAACATGTTTTCTCAGTCTTGTTGCGGACTTCATCACTGTTATGTGAACATTTAGAAGAACAAAATCGACGATATTCCGATGTCTTCGCCGTCCAATTAACAGTTTTAATTTGACAAGTTTTACATAATGGTATACTATACAACTCATTCTCGATATGCCACAACCGTTGGCGAATTGGAGTTGACTTGTCAGTTCCTAAAAATGAAGTCTTAGTATATAATTTTTCTAATTCTTCACTGTTTGATAATAATGCACGTAATTCTTTGTAATCCATTAGAGTTCCTTTTATTATATTTAGCAGTTTATCACCGCGTATTAGTAAATCTCAACCTTGCTATTATACACGCATATTAAAGAATGGTCAATGAGTTTTTTAATTAAAAAATAACATTGACAACGTATCAATCATTCGATACAATAAGCACAGTTTTTAAGGAAGTAACAAATTTACATCACACGGAAGTTAAAAATAGTTGACAATATAAACTGTTTACTATATACTTTAATCTTTTAACACAACACAGAGAGTACATTATGAGCGAAAGAGCAGTAGGCCCCAAATCAGCAAAGAAAGCGATTATTAAAGCATTAAAAGTTAAACGCCCTATCTTTATATGGGGTCCTCCAGGTATCGGTAAATCTGATTTGATTAAACAAATCGGCGATGATTCAAATTCACATGTAATTGACGTTCGCTTATCATTATGGGATCCAACCGATATTAAAGGTGTACCATTCTTTGATGACCACTCTGGTACTATGAAATGGGCTCCACCTTCTGAATTACCAGGTATGAAAGAAGCTGAACAGCATAACAGAATTATCTTATTCTTGGATGAGATGAACTCTGCGGCACCATCTGTTCAATCAGCGGCCTATCAGTTGGTATTGAATCGTAAAGTTGGTACTTATGAATTACCAGACAATGTTGTTATTGTTGCTGCTGGTAACCGTGAAGGTGACAAAGGTGTTACATACCGTATGCCAGCACCGTTGGCAAATCGTTTCATCCACGTTGAGATGGAACATAAATTCGACGACTGGTTTGATTGGGCAACTGAAAACAAAATTCACAAAGATATCGTTGGTTTCTTGAACTGGTCTAAAGGTGATTTATACAGCTTTGACCCAAGATCATCAAGCCGTGCGTTCTCAACCCCACGTTCTTGGTCATTCGTTAGTGAATTATTGACCGATAATGATACCGACGATGAAACATTGATGACATTGATGTCTGGTTCCGTTGGCGAAGGTGTGGCATTGAAATTCGGTGCTTACCAAAAATTGGCAGGTAAAATGCCTAATCCAACCGATATCTTGAAAGGTAAAGTTACTAAACTTGACTATAGAGAAATCTCAGCGATGTATTCATTGACTGTTGGGTTATGCTACGAGTTGAAAGATGGCGCTGAACGTAAAGATAAAGATTGGAACGATCAAGTCAACTGTTTCTTCCAATTCATGATGACAAATTTTGAAACAGAATTGGTTATTATGGGCACTAAAATTGCATTAGCAACTTATAAATTACCATTAGACGTTGACCAGATCAGCTGTTTCATGGAATTTCATAAAAAATATGGCAAATACATAGCAGCTGCCACCGATAATTGATTTATAAGGGGTTGAAAACCCCTTACTTTATCTACTAGTTAATACATAATAACGATGATGTAGTCAATCCATTTCATCGTTATTATTTATAATTTCTTTTAACCTTGGTATGTTTTCTACTACATATAATACATGACTACACATATTTGGTACTAATTTATCACGTTTTGATAAATTTTCATTTTTCCATAATGGTTGTAGATTAGAGTAATGATTTAATACAATTAGTTCATCAAGTGATGCGCCAAATGAAATAGGTATAATATGGTCAATATGCCACTCATTTCTGTTATCCCACGACATTCCTTCTTGAAATTTATTTTCGATATAATTTACGAAAAATTCAAAACTACAATGTAATATTTTTTCTGAAGTAGAATTTTTATTATATCCTTGTAATGATCTATTAATCATACTTCTAATATTATGTTTTAATCTATATAGCTTATCTTTAGATTTTCTTTCTTTTTCATATTCTTTTTTATATACTTTTATTTTTTGATTATTGATACTTATATATTTTTTAAGATATTGTGAACGCAATTTTTTATTATCTATTGAATATTCTTTAACTTTTTGCAATATATGTTCTTTATTTTCATCATAATACAGCGATCTAATATGTTTTATCTTTTCAGCATTTTCTAATCTGTATAACTTATCACAGATTTTACATCTAGCGCTGACTCCATATTTTCCATTTTTAGCCTTACTAAATTCACTAATTGATTTTTCTTCTTTACATTTTGAACAGCATTTGGTATGATTGATAAATATCATTGTTGATACTCCTATTAAGTATTAAAGTAGTTGGGACGGCCATCCGCGAACTACAACTTTATTTATCATTTTGCTTGACATATCTTTAAAACATCGGTATAATACAATTTTTCATTCACATAGGAAACAAAATGTCAAACGATCCAGTTTTAACTAAGATTATTGATAACATCATTGTAGCTCGTGTTGGTTTATTATTACGCCATCCATTTTTCGGCAATCTCGCAACTCGCTTGATTATTAAAGAAGGTGGTGAATGGTGTAAAACCGCCGCTACAGAAGGTCGCCATATCTTTTTCAATAAAGAATTCTTTGCACCATTAACGGTAAAACAAATTGAATTCGTATTAGCTCATGAAATTCTTCACAATGCATTTGATCATATGGGTCGTCGTGAAGGTCGTCATCCTAAACTATTCAACTATGCAGCAGATTATTGTGTAAATGGTCAAATCGTCCGTGATAAAATCGGTGATCACAATATCCCAGGTATCAACATTCTTCATGATACCCAATATTACGGAATGGGTGCTGAAGAAATTTATGACTTGTTAAAAGATAACAATGATGAAATGTTGGATAAATTAGGTGAATTACTTGACCAACACTTTGATTGGGAATCACAGCCAGATGATGGTGAAGATGGGAATGGTCGCCCTGTTTATACATCGGAAGAATTGCGTCAAATCCGTGATGAAGTACGTGAAGCAGTTATGGCGGCTGCACAAGCGGCTGGTGCGGGTAATACACCAGGTATGATCCAACGTATGATCAAGGAACTTACCGAGCCAAAAATGAATTGGCGGGAAATTTTACAACAACAAATCCAAAGCGTAATTAAAGATGATTACACTTGGATGAGACCAAATAAAAAAGCATGGCATCTATCCGCAGTTTTACCAGGGCAGAGTCTACGTGATACTATTGATATTGTTGTTGCAATTGATATGTCAGGGTCAATTGGTGATGATCAAGCTAGGGACTTTTTAAGTGAAATTAAAGGTATTATGCAACAATATCAAGATTTCAAAATTAAAGTATTCTGCTTTGATACTCGTGTATATAATGAAGCCGATTATGATGGTTATTCAATCGACGAGTTCGATAACTATCAACCAATGGGTGGTGGTGGAACGGATTTTATGTGTGTGTGGGATTATATGAAAGAACATGAAATCCAACCAAGCCGACTGTTATTTTTTACAGATATGTACCCGTGCGGGTCTTGGGGCGATGAATCATACTGCGAAACTATATTTATTGCACATGGTACTACGACAATTGAAGCCCCGTTCGGTATGACGTGTTATTACGAGTTCAGTAATCAAACTGCATGATTGTAATCGTCGTATAATTGTTCAATTGTTTTACCGGAGGTTTTAAACTTCCGGTAATTTTCAATAGCGCTAATTAATCGTAAATTCGATATATCCGATATAACATGTATTGGAACGTCATTTAAAAATCCATCTGAAACACTATAAACGTGATCGATATGCCAATCTTTTCCGCGTTTATTTTCTGGGTCTAATGAATGTTTATATTGATTATATTGAGTATTTAAATATTGTTGGCATCTACGTCTATACTGTTGTTTAGTCAATCCATTAATTGTAAACTCTTTATTTTTATAAAAGCGTGACCAAAATTCTTTTCGCTTTTGAGAAAGTTGTTGTTTAATTTCATCAATTTTTGAAACATTATCAACCCCATATTTATCAATAGAGTTTTGTTTCTTTTTATCTTTGACTGATTGTAATTGACTAGTATTTTCCACGCCAATCAATGATTTCATATCTAACATAGAACAACGTTGTGAACAATAAGTATGATAACATTTACCACGATTATTATATGTTAAATGGTTATCACATACCTTACATTTTTGTCTATGTGTGATATTATTCGCGTAGCAATATAGTCTTTCAGTAAAACTTGATTTCACTAAAAATGTTGTTCTATCATAAATTTTGGAATGTAATTCTAGATGGTTATTTTTTATGTATTTCTCTCGATGAGCGTGATATACGTCATCAGCACCGATGGATTGTAAAAAATCAAGAACTTTTTGAAATGAATAAATAGAATTACTGGACATAATGATCTCCTTAGATTGTTGTTAGAATGTTTAGAGTAGTTGGGAACGCCACATTCCGTGAACTACATTCTTATTTATCATTTTCTAGTTGACTGTCGAACCGTTTTAGGTTATAATAGGTTCTTTAATATTCAAGACATTAGGCATGGCGATTAAAAACGGTATTCCAAACCCGTTAAATTACTTTAACATGCGGAGAGTAGAATATGCTCCTCCGCATTTTAAGTACTTTACGATTAACAAGTATAATCCACCATTACTAAAATTTCTTAATGATTGGATTATGGATAACTTAAATAGCAGATATTACATTGGTCAAGGAATAATGCTTGACAATACTAACACAATAGTGTATAATACACGTATTGGATTTGAAAGTGAGAAAGAAATCACTTTTTTCACAATTGCTTGTCCTCATATTCATCAGAGATAAGTAATATAAAATAACGTTATAAGGAGATAACATGTCAGACGTAGAAAATACAACCGAAAACACAGAAGAAGTAACCGAGCAAGCATCAGCTGAACTTACTATCAATGATTTAAACTCATTAAAAGTAATTATCGATATTGCTAGTTCTCGCGGGGTTTTCAAACCTGCTGAATATGCAGCAGTTGGCCAAACATACACCAAGCTATCTACATTTTTAGAGCAAGTGGCTAAACAATCTGATGCAGCTGGTACACAATAATGGCTGAATTAAAACACGTAGGCCGAGTAATCGCTACTGGTAAAAAATGCTTAATTGCTTATCGCACCTTACCAGGTGATGCATATAGTGCTTTAGTAGTTCCAACTGAAAATTTACCAGATAGTTATCACGATGCACTAATTAATCTTGTCGAAAGTAATGCTGGTCAAACTGCTCATGAATTTGCAGAAGCACTAGACCGCACTCAATTCCCGGATGGGAGCCGTATGCTGCCAGCATTACATGCTCAAGGCCGGTTGATCAAGATTCCAACAGATCAAGTTGAAGTAGTTCCGACCAATTCAACATCTATTGTTTTATCGGAACTTAATCAAATTATCGCTGATAGCCGTGGAATTCCAGTAGATGAATTATCTATTAAACCAACTACTGGCGAAAACTCAGATGTTAAAGAAGTAGCTAAAGTTAAAGATTTAGGAGAGCCTTCAAATGTTGAAGATTTTACTAGAACAACATCAGCAAGTATCAATGATGTCGAGTTATCACAACCAGTAATTGATCCAATTTCTGATCCATCTGGTGCTGCTAAACATTATCGTTCACAAGCAGATAAATTAGCAAAAGAAGCTGCTCAATTCAGAAGAATGGCTGAGGATTTAGAAATGGAATTAGCTCATTTAAAAGGTAAATTTGCTATGTTACCTAATCAACCAGACCAAACTATGGATGAAAATGAAGGTACTACTGTAAAGATTCTTGATAGACAGGCAGACTTAGATCAAGCGTATTTTAATCTTGATGTAGACGGTAAAGAAATGAGTTTTACATATTGGGATTACGCTGAGGAATTTGATAACGCAACTTATGAAGAGGTTATGTATATGATTGAAAAACAACTTATTAATACAGATAAGTACGGATTTCCTGTTGATCCACAATTAACTCCTGAACAAAAAGAAGAAATTGCCCAAGTTGTACTTAAAGACCTCCAAACAAATCCAGGTTGGAAATCACGTCTTAGTGGTTATGGTGATTTAGAAGAAAATAGAAATATGAATGTTATTGACAAAGCTAAAAAAGCACTTAAGGGTAAA